AAGACCTTGTTAACTTTATAACAAAGCATGGGCTGAAGCAAGGTTCGGTGAATAGAACCTACGAGAAAATCCCTATTGTCGACATTCAAGTTGACCACGAAAATCATCGATATTACACTGAAGATGTCAGTTCACATAATACGGGCGTGGGTAAGTCCCTGGCAATGTGTCACTTTGCTGCCGCCGCAGTTGCAGCAGGACAGAATGTTCTATATATCACCATGGAGATGAGCGAAGAACGGATCGCGGAAAGAATCGATGCTAATCTGCTCGATATACCTATTGATCAGATTGACAAGCTTCCCAAAGATATGTTTAAATCTAAGATTGCCACCCTTAAGCGGAAGACCCAGGGTGAATTGATGATTAAAGAATATCCTACTGGTGCCGCTAGCGCAGCACATTTCAGGTCACTTTTAAATGAATATAAGCTCAAGAAGAACTTTGTTCCTGATATCATCTTTGTTGATTACTTAAACATTTGCGCGTCCTCTCGTCTTAAGATGGGCGGATCAATGAACAGTTATACCTATATCAAATCCATTGCCGAAGAACTGAGGGGATTAGCACAAGAGTTTAATCTGCCACTAGTGAGCGCAACTCAGACTACACGCTCAGGATTCGGTAATAGTGATATCGGGCTTGAAGACACCTCTGAGTCATTCGGTCTTCCCGCAACTGCAGATCTGATGTTTGCTCTTACTACTAATGACGAATTGGAAGCAATGGGGCAGATTGCAATCAAGCAACTTAAGAATAGATACAATGACCTTAACCAACATAAGCGATTCGTCCTTGGGGTAGATAAGTCTAAGATGAGATTATATGATGTTGATGACGGTGAACAAAACTTGGTTCAAGATATACCAATGTTTGATCGAGGCGAAATCGGAGACCGCGATAAATTCTCCGGCTTTAAAATGGAGTAATAGATGAAAATTTATAGAATAATACCTTTGTCAAAAGGGGGTGAATTTGGATTCGGTGTTCAATGTCGTAAGAAGGGTTGGGCACTATTTAATCCATGGCACGAGGTTAACAATATGCGCAGCCCTGATCCGAGAGAGTGGTCGGGGTTTTTCAAATACTCTAGTTTAGCGGAGGAAGAAATTAAATTTCGAATAGAAGAAGATGAAAAGCTCGCTCGCGAAGAAGATTTGAAACGAAATTGGGCCCGGTCAAATCCACCGAGAAGATATCCATGATGGAGTCTGTTCTTATTGCATATTTGATACTTGGTATTATCGTTATTATTTTGACACATTCTTTGGATGAGGAATTATTGTATAGTTTGCAATCAATTTCTCCTCTAGAATCTATTATATCATTATTGATATTAGTTCCAATCTGGCCCGTACATTTATTTATTAGATATGAATGTATTCCACGTAAATGGATAATTAGAAATTGGAGAAGAAAATGACAGTAAAAATATTAGCATACAGTCAACCTGTGAATGCTTTAAAGAAAAAAGATATTGAAACCGCCGCTGAATTTATTGCATATTGTGCAAGAGTGTCGAATCCCGCAAATCAGTATAATAATAAGACTGCTGACAAGCTTATCAATTATTTGGTTAAACATCGACATTGGTCTCCTCTCGAGATGGCGAGCGCGACTCTCGAAATTGAATCTACTCGTGATATTATCAGACAAATGCTCCGTCACCGTTCATTCTCTTTTCAAGAATTTTCTCAGCGATATGCTGACCCTAATAGCATGGATAATGCGTTTGTTGTTAGAGAAGCACGGCTCCAAGATCCTGACAATCGACAGAATTCCATCGATTTAGATTTTCTTAATCTGGGTCATGACCAACTAAATGCTGAATGGGCCATGAAACAGGAAATGATCATACATGAAGCAAAAATGGCTTATGACTGGGCAATATCAAAGGGTATTGCAAAGGAACAAGCGCGCTGCGTTCTTCCTGAAGGAAACACGGTCTCGCGCGTGATAATGAACGGTACTCTTCGCTCGTGGGTTCACTTTTGTGATGTTAGAACTGAAGAAGGTACCCAAAAAGAACATCGGATGATTGCTAGGGAAGTCGCCTATGTTATTGGTACAATTTTCCCTCCAATTAAGGATTATAACCATGCAGGATAGACTGATTAAAAGTTTTACCAAGGGCTCATGCAGATTAGATATTTTCTTCTCTGGTTCCGATGAGACCTTCTATACTCAAGAGTTTAAAGATGGGACATTACATGAAACTAAGACATATGATGATGCAACCTTTGAAACCCTTGATGAAATGGGCAGAAATTGGACCAATCGGGTCTTTTTAACAGAATAGGGATTTACAACCCTATCCGTTTATGATATAATGATATTAACAAAAGGATAAATTATGGAATTACCCAAAATTCGAAAGTTGAGATTACCCAAAATTCTTATATGTGGTCACGGTCGCCACGGTAAAGATACTGTTGCAGAAATATTAGAGCTACATTTTGGATTTAGGTATTCGTCATCGTCTAATTGGTGTTCGGAGCACGTCGTGTTCCCGAAGCTTAAGCACAAGTATAATTATGTCACCATAGAGCAATGCTATGAGGATAGAGTTAATCATAGATCCGAATGGTTTGACATTATAAGTGAATATAATTCTCCAGACAGAACTACGCTCGGTAGAGCTATTCTAGCCGAAGGCGACATTTATGTAGGTCTTCGAAATAAAGCAGAAATGTGGGCGCTTAGAAACACGCGCGTGTTTGATATATCTATTTGGATAGATGCACTCGATCGATTACCACCAGAAGACGAATCCAGTATGACTATTGAACCTTGGATGTGCGATTTCTGGATTGATAATAATGGTAGCCCTGATGAACTAACTTTTAACACGGTTTCTTGGGGGAATACATTATTAGGCCGTGATATTGAAAAAGTAAATTTGGAGATGAAATGAATATTGCATTAGATTATGATGGCACTTTTACTAAAGACCCGTATTCGTGGTGTAATGCTATGGATGTTTTAAAATTAGCAGGACATAGAGTCATTGGGGTTACTATGCGTAGGCCTAGTGAATCAACCAGTATATTGGATAGCTATTTTGCAGCATGCGATACGGTTATATACACAAGCCGGCGGGGTAAGAGAGATTTCGTAAAAGAAGCCGGTATTGTTATTGATGTGTGGATTGATGATACCCCTGAATGGGTGTTATACGATGCTATTAAAACCGACATTTATGACGAGAGCAAGGATAAAAATGGATAAAAATAGATACCCCATTAACGTATTAAAACTTTATGGGGGGTTTACATTTGATTTGAATTGTGGTATAATGCATGTATATTAAAGGAGAATTACATGTTAGAATATTATTGGAACAAATGGTTCAGCTCTGGCCGGGATTTGAAAAGTGTAAACTATTGGAATCTTAGATTCTCGGAGGATTACTCAGACGACCTTTTTAAAGAAGATTTGAAAAAAGCTTTTGAAGCAGGTTACGAAGCAGGTTACGAAGAATCATTAACCCCTAAAAGGTAAGAATATGTCATATATGATGAAAAAACTATATAAGCAAGATACGCTAGGAAAGATCCGCGAATGGCGGATCGAAATTGATGATAATGCTTATCGCACCCTCGCGGGCGTACTTGATGGTAAAATCGTTGTTTCTGGTTGGCAATATGCCGAAGCTAAGAATGAGGGTAAAGTCAATGCGACTACTCCTGCCGAACAGGCCCAGAGTGAGGTAGCTTCTAAATATCTAGATCAGGTTACTACCGGTGGATATTATGATACGATCGAATTGGCGAAAGAAGGTATTCCTGTTTTCACTCAGCCAATGCTTGCTCAGAAATACGATCAGAAGAAAATCAAATTTCCTGTTATAAGTCAGCCTAAGTTCGACGGCGTTCGATGTATTGCGACTAAAGACGGTTTATTCTCACGTAAGGGTAAACCTCTAGTATCGGTGCCACATATTCATGAAGCTCTTAAGTCTTATTTCGAAAGTTTCCCCAATCATAAGTTGGACGGCGAATTATATAACCATGAACTTAGAGATGATTTCGATAAGATTATCTCCCTAGTTCGGAAATCCAAGCCGACGGATGAAGATATTGCGGAATCTGCCAAAAAGGTGAATTATTGCGTATATGATGTTATTGAGCCTAAGGATAGAAAATTTACCGATCGTTTCTTTGATGTAGTAACTGAAATTCACGGCTTAGCTGATTCCATTCAACCCACTCAAAGCAAAAGGGTTTACAACCAAGCCGATCTAGACAGGATTTATGGTGAATATCTTGAGGATGGTTATGAAGGCCAAATGGTTCGATACGATGAAAAGTATGAAGCAAAACGCTCTAAGTTTCTATTAAAAAGGAAAGAGTTTTTAGATGAAGAATTTGAGATTATCTCAGTTGATGAGGGGCTCGGAAATTGGGCTGGATATGCTAAATTCATATCAATTAAGCTTGGTGACGGGTCAACCCAGAAATCGGGACTACGAGGGGATTTCGAGACTAACTCTAAGCGGCTTGCTGAAGCGAGTGAATACGTTGGTGGACAAGCAACCGTAAGATTTCAGAATAGAACACCGGATGGCAAACTTAGATTTCCTGTTGCCGTAGCACTTTATAAAGGGAAAAGAGATCTATGACGGTTTTCGTAAACCTATTCGACCTTATTGGTCTTGGTATATTTTTGATTATCTTATTGGTATATTTTATCAGTGAGTATCGATATAAACAGAGACAACGAAGGCGTGACGAGGGCCGTGACAATTAAATACGAATTAAATGCATAAAGGGGATTTACATTCCCCTTTTTTTGTGGTATAATGCATGCATATTAAACGAAAAGGGACAAATTATGACTCTCGATATTCTTGCTTCAATTGACTGGAACCATTGGATTAGCTTCGGCGTCCTCTTATTCATTCTTTTTGTAGCTTTACCGTGGATCGGAAAGCACTTTTCGTAAATCTCTTATTAAGGAAGGAATATATAATGATCAAGATCGTTGCAGTCATTATCTTTGTTTTTTCTTCGGGTACTCAGGAGGTCGAATATAAAACCTTTTACAGTATACTAGAATGCCAAGCATGGTCTAGACAAGAGTCTTTCATGCCAGTTCCTCATAAAGATGTGATCAATAAAGAAGTTATTTGTTTGTTAGGAGAATAAAATGTCAGTTTATGAAGATTATCCACAAGCCGTATTAGTTGAAACTTGTGAGACTCTAGAAGCTCGCGTGAAAGCATTAGAAGCGGCTCTTGAGACTTTCGTAGAAGCGAAAGACTATTTCATGTTGGCTGATTGGGAGGATCGTTCTGCAGCAACAGCTTTGCGCTTATGCGAAGACGGTGAACGCGTCTTATATCCAGATAGAGTCGTAAAATCTTGGTAACATAAATACCCTTATAAACAAGGATATCCGAAATTGCGAAGAAGAATTCAAAGCTTTTGCTACGGTTGGTCTACTAGAATCTCTGAGTTTTTTGGAGGTCCTGAGGGAATGTCAATCTGTGCTAGACTCACATACATGTGGATTCATTCTTCTCGTCACCACTTACCTTTCCATCTACATGTGATAAATTGGTACTTTAGGTACCACGAAAAGGATCATTGTTGGCAGGAATATAAGAGATATATCCTACATAAAAAATCTAATAATTACGAATAAAAGGTGTGCCATTCTGTGTGGCAGGTGTGACTGTTGGCTTAGGAACAGTCATGGTAAAGACCGATTTGATTACACCCACGCCACAATCATGAAATACGGTGAAGATTAGAGCTGGAAAGTCCGGATAAGGTACAAGTTTCCACCAACCAAAATCTATATCCTTTTCAGCCTCTCGCGCATAAGGATTTCTTAATTCCCCGACATTATCATCCTCTCCGAGAGATAGAATTTCTGGTGTTAAAAGACCCTCTCGTTTCACAATTAAGTCATCAAGAAATACTATAGATTCGAAGCTCTTGGAGCCATATGTAGCTGATATAGCAATAGGTGGGCCACATTCTTCAGAGGATCTTATTTTATCGCCTTTGACATGTATATAAATAGCATTTGAATTAGGTACTCTACGCGCGTCAATTATTCTCATATTAGCAACAACGGGGTCGGTTAGTTTCGAAATCTTCGTTAATTCCGCACTGGTTTGATATATAGCATAAGGGACAGCCATTATGGTTAATGCCAAAACGCCCCCTATAAAATTTGATTTAAGTCTGTGAAAAGGTATCATTAAAATATAATTCCCAGTAGAGACTTCGCCCAGCTAATAAGCTTGTCTGAGATGTTAGTGGTTGCTATTAGCAGCAATGATAAGCCGATTATCCAGGAATAAAAATCTTTCCATATATTGGTCAATGTCATATGGCGTTCTACCATTTTTAATGAGGCATCCCAATAATAATGAGGTCTATTGCGATATTCTTTTAAAATATCTTTCAGCTCTTCGACCTCATCTTCAGTAAAATGATCGAGTACGCTACTTTTTTGATGATTTTCTACCAGTTCTTCTAATTTACTTAGGAGAACAGTGTGGCGTGCTTCGTCTGAATCTCTTGACACTACTTTACCTTTTATCAGATCTACTTCTGATACTATTTATATGTATAATTAATTTGGAAATAATGTAAAATAGGGGTTTACTCTTGGGAGTATTTATGGTATAATAATCACATAAACAAATAAAACGAGGTATAAATAAGCATAAGTACATCACTCATTTAGATATCGCATTCGGTTTATATGGTAATAAGTCGTGAAAGGGCTGCTCCTTTGGCCGGACGGGTTTCCGAATGCGATACTTAAATGAGTGATTTAAACGGATCTTCTGGTGGTTCGACTCCACCGACTTATCGGAATGCGCAGCAGCTGCAGCTGCTGCAGTAGCATAGCCAATCTCATGGCCCTAGCTAGGTTAGAGAAGTCTCTCGGAAAGAGAAGGTCCGCTTAAATCACTCATAAAGTTAATAGTTGTTTGAAGTGGACTTAAAATCGGAAGAGACGGCGGTTCGAAACCGCCCATCTCCACCACAAAGTTTCGTCGTCTACACTTTATAGAAACGAAACTTTGTGATGGGGATGACTTGGGATCGATCTACGACGTAGAGAAAACTTAGACTGTTCGGCTGACCGCGTATAGGTTAAAAACAAGAAATGCAAACGATAACTTTGCAACTGAGAATTACGCTCTAGCAGCTTAATTCCATGGGGTCCGACGGAAACCTAGCAACAGAATTCCGTCACAGTTTCGTGGGTTGGAGAAGAAGTTATCTCGTCATCCTCATAAGGTGAAGATCAGCGGTGCAAGTCCGTTACCCGCAACCACAATAGATATGCCCCTGTAAACCTATCTTAGGCATATCTATATAATAAAGTTGAATAGGGGGTTTACATTTGATTCGAATTATGGTATAATGATATCATAACAAAAGGAGAATGTAATGTATACAGTAATTATGTTAGGCACCCTTATTTCCGGCTCTATCGTTGGATTTTTTGTAATGTTGCTCTTCATCATGTTTGTAGTTAACCCTCTAGTTGATAAGTTGGATAGATAATGACTGAAACCTATAGACAAATGGTTACTCGAAAAGCCTGGACTAAATCCTTAGTAGGAGCAGCTTTTATAACCATCGCGGGCGTATATTTTTTAACGCCCGTCACAACCACCAATCTCACCCTTGAAAATGAAATCAGTCTTAAGACTGATAATCAAGGTCAGGGCGTGACGAACTGGACGATTACATGTAAATCTTCAGATATTGACGGTGTACCGTTGATATTCGATAATGATGCCGAGTCCGTTTCAGAGGCAGAAGCTAAAATGAATGCTGCAGTCGCGCGCGAATGTCAAAGACTTTGGCAGTCGTATGTTGATTATGTGACCAACCAAGTATTGGATAGTGATCGATGAATTTATTAAATTTTGGTATATATGCTGAATTAGTCGTACGAGTATGGTCATTTGACCCTGGTGGTCATATGATTGACGATCAATTGATGAAATGGCAATATATGAATATGTCTGAATGTTCTAGGACATTGAGCGAAACCGTCACAATGGAATTCGATGAGGATGGTAGATTCGGTTACCCAGATCGGGAAACCGAAGGCTATAAACAACTCGTTTCCATTACTTGTAATTACATGGAAAAGGAAGATAATTGATCATACCGAACATTAAAATAGAGCCTGCGCAGCCCCCTTCTCCACCACCTCCCGAACCAAAATCACCGGGACAGGTTTTACATGAGAATGGGGTTCTTTTCATGACTGATGTATTCAGTATGGAAAATTGCCTTCCTATCATTAAGGGTATAATGGAATACAATATGTTACCTGAGTCTAAGAGGCCTGAGGTAATCCATTTATATATTAATTCGCGAGGCGGGGAATTAGCTGCTTGTTGGCACTTAATTGATGTGCTTAAACAGTCTAAAATCCCCGTTTGGACCTATGCTTTAGGAATAGCTGCTTCATGTGGATGTTTATTGCTCATGGCTGGTGAAAAAGGACATAGATATATTACCCAGAATACAACGGTCATGACCCACGTATTTTCTGCAGGTAGTGTGGGTAAAGAACACGAGCTTCATGCGCGCGTTAAGAGTTTTGAACAGACCTCGAAAAATATGGTTGAGCATTATAAGAAATGCACAGGTAAAACCGAGGCTTATATTAGGAAACATTTGTTGCCTAAAGAAGATGTTTGGTTGAGCACTGAAGAGTGCATTAAACACGGCATTGCAGACAATATTATTGAAACATATTAGGAGAAATATGATGACAAGACAACAACGCAGACAAGAAGAAAGAACCGCGGCGAAGCTCTCAAAGGAGCACAAAACAAAGCACGGTAAAATGAGTAGTCGTTTGTCCCTATTTGGGGTCACATACGGAGGTGTAAAACCCAGATATAATAAATACCTATCAGATGGAAGTGAAAATCCTGATTCGAAACCGGAAAAGTGATTCTTCAATAAATCTGTTTTTAGCTAAAATACAACAGAAAAAGAAAGAGAAATAAAATGACTAAAATTACATCAATGCTTCTAGCATTGGGTCTTATGATTGCTCCGGCAATCGCATTCGCAGAACCAGCAGGTCAAGTTGGCCCGACTGCAGAAGACGGCCAAACTACAGAAGGCAATGAAACACAATCTGATTCAGAAACTTCTGATGGTGGTTGGGTTAACCTTCAAGATCTTCTAAAGAGAATGTCAGGTAAATAATAAAGAAGGGGGGGTAACCCTCCCCCTTTCCGTCCGTCGGTCAGGGAAAATGGTAATCCGCAGGTCTCCAAAACCTTGAGAATTCGGTTCGATTCCGAAGACCTTCGCCAATTTTAAATAAAGGACTACATTATGATTTTTAATATACTCATAGGAATTATCGCATTATCTTTTCTGATACTGGGGTATATGACCTTGGGAGCAATCTATTTCCGGTTATGGAACAAGAGCGCTAAAATTATTTGGAGGGATGATCCTCTCACATTGAAACGGGAACTTTTAACCAAAGAAAATCTGACAGCGACGATGATTCTTTGGCCGCTGATGATTGCCCTTACCCCATTCATTTATGGTTATCTTCTATTAAAAGATAAAAGACCCCGTTTAATTATTTCTCTCTTGAATAAAATTGCAGGAATAAAATGAATTAGGGGTTTACAAACTCCTTTTTTTATGGTATAATGATCACATATTAAACGAACGGCTCTCTGTATGGTTACGACGAAGCTCCTCATAAGGGCATTGGCAGAGTTCAATTCTCTGGTGAGCCACCAAAAGGAAATATATGTTAAAGAAAATCATTTGTTATTTCAAAGGGCATAAATGGAAAGTCTCTGAAAAAGATGAATTTCTTTATGTATGTGAAAGATGTAACAAAATGGTAGATACAGGATTCTAATGAATAGAGATAATCAAGATATCTTCTAAGTAACAACTTAGGAGAATAAAAATGAAAGCTATATGGAAAAAATATACATATTGCAAATATCTATATAAGTTTAGAAATAACTATTCAGTAAGTTCTTATTGGGGGTTCATAGACGCCGATAATATTTGTCAATACGAGGTACTTGAAAAAACCAAAAGACATATCTATTGGGAAGCAAACCACTATTGCCGTTCAATAAGAACTGCTCCAGAAAAGAAGCAGAACAAATTTGATATCTTGTATCGTAGAGAAATCAAAGCTGAATATGGTAAAGGGTTTCAAATCAGAAGAAAAGACAAACTGCCCGATCCATGGGACGATTATTGGTCTGGTTCCACGAAGTCTTGGAAGAAATTGAAAAAGAAGAAAAAACAGTGGATGTAGGGTTTACATTCATGGTTTAATATGATATAATAATTATATTAAACGAAAAGGACTTATATTATGAAACGCAGATCACTATTAAAATTTCTTGGACTTGTACCTGTAATGGGGGCTTCAGCTCTATCGGCTTCTAAGGTCGAGGCAAAAGAATTTGAATTGCCTAAAATGACGAATTATGGCATTGATAATATCAAAGAAATCAACTTGAAGGAGCTCCGTCGTAGAGTTGATCAGCTATATGATAAGCTTATGCCTGAAACCACATACCGTCCGGATCCTGGCTTTAAGGCCCAACTGGCGAAAACGATTATGAGAGATATTTGTTTCCCTGCTAAACATGATCGCATTCAGCATATTCGATTGGTAATTGACGAATCAGATTATAATGGTAGATCTGCTTTATTCCAAACAGTTCCTTCCCAGGTTGCTTATATGGCTTCTGAGATTGTGGTTCGCGATCATAGAAATATTGATACCATTTTAAAATCTCGCTTCCGTCCGGTGGATGAAGCATAAATAACTATACGCGGGTATGGTATAAAGGTAACACTTCTGATTTCCAATCAGACGCTGAGAGTTCGAGTCTCTCTACCCGCTCC